CCTGCGTACAGATCCGGATTTTAAAGCGCTAGAGGGTTGAACCCCTAGTAATGTGCACTGGCGGCGCGTCTTGCGACGAACCGACCCACTATGCACAGATCGACTTTACCTCTGACGCCTGGTTTCAACCAGAGCGTTAAATCCAAAGGGTATATGTCGACGCTCCACCATTCCAGCCTGCACACGCGAGACTGATCCCCACATTTCGAACGCTGCACTACAATCTAAGGGAGGAAATTGGAAGCCTCCCCGTAAATTGCAGCGACAGGCAATCGCTGGTAGACAATACTTTGTCTCTTCCAGCGTCCGTCAAGACGAGCCGAACCGATAAGCGCATCTAAATTGCTGCGCATCATCTGTTCCCATCCGCCAAGCATAGCTGCGTCAGGCTCCGTTATCATAACGCGAGCGCTCACAGTCAGACATTGCAGGTCGGAATCCCACGCAGGTGAGAAAAGCTCGGAGAGCTCTCTCACCTCATCCGCGGACAACAAGAGTTTCTTTAACCACTCATCTGTCGCCGAGCGACCACCAACGATGTGTAAAATCTCGTCGGGAGCCGGGTCAGTATGACACCAACCAATGAAAGGAGAATCCTTCGATACGACTGGAAAAGCACCGTACCTAGTATCGACCAAAACGCGGAGCATCGAGGCCATGCCAACAAAGCCTTTTTCATGTAGGGCCTTGTGCATCGCTATCACCGCGAGAATGTCTCGCGGGTCTCGACTATCAAAAAACCGGCTCTTAAGCCGGAGGGGTGACACATCCACTCCATGGAATGCGTCCATGCCACATGACTCGCGAAAGTACCCTCGACGAAAACTCTTATTCTGGTTAAAAACTAACCCGAACAGCGGAAAATCGTTGAAAAGAGGATCGACGTATTCGGTTTTGACGATTATATCATCACCGTACACGTACACACCCTTCGCTAACGCTTCTGTGGCACGACCCGTCGCAACATGTAAAGAAGCGACGGCCAATGCGTAGTGCACAACGGACATTATCGGAAAGCACAGTGAGCTCCCCATAGGGGCGAACTTGCGCGTCTCTAAGACATCTCCACTTGGGAGTTTTATCTGTCGAGTCGACAATGCCAGAAGACAATCTCGGAGCTCGGGCAGCTTGCAAAACAGAAGTTCGACAAGTCTGCGGGATATCCGATCAGACGCCTCCTTCATGTCAAGAGTCGCATAGCGACGGTCAACACTGGACGTCTGGGCTAGTCGACGGTTAATTTCTTGATTCTTGAAATTAACATGGCCCCGCGTTAGCGGATGTGCCATTACATGCTCGCGCATGGCGTCACCTAGCCCTTGTTGGAGGAACATCAGTTCCTGCTCCTCCATGCATATGATCCTGGGACCTCTGGAATCTTTCGGCACGGTCCTAAGAACACTCGTAGCCAGCCGCTTACGCGGCAAAGCACGATACGCCTGTGCTCGATCCATCAGGTGAGCCTTACCCATGTAAAAATAGCGATAGTACGGATATTTTTCGTGTACTACGCTATAGTGGGTGAGAGGCTCGTATCGCTGTGATTTATGGGTACCGGAGGCGGAAGCCCCCGGCCCAGGCCTGGGACGTATATCAGCAGGATCAAAATCGCTGAAAACACGAAACAGCCAAGCACTAGCGACTGTAAGAAGTAACCCCTGATGCCGGTCGATTTCTTCACAATGTGTGAGGGATCGGTCGGTGGCGGCGAAGGTCTCGATGACTTCGTCGACCAAGCGAGCAGGATAGTCCGCATCAAATTTGTACATGAAGTACGAAACCTGGCGGATGAGCCGTACGCTATAAGCGCACGGGCTATCCAAAAGATCGCCTTTTTCATCAAATATCTCCTTGAACAATGCCTTTAAAAATACGGGCGTCGCTCGACCTTTCTCCCGTTTAAAACCGGGGACAGGTTTGAAGGTACCAGACTCCAGCGCGGCTTCTAAAGCCTTAGCTAAAGATGGTAATGTTTTGGTGAAGTATGAGAGGCCCTCGTTACGATAGCGTTCTAAGAACGTTTCACGATCGCGAGAAGCTTCTTTTGGCGAATACTCTGGTAGGATGCTGCACATGTCGTCGAAGACACGCACAAACAATCCCAGGTAGGCGGATATGTCAGACATTTCAGGTCTCCTGCTTTAGGTTTCCTTTCTGTCTACTTTGACACTTACCCGTTAGTTCCCACCAATTAGGACTTGAGCAACAATCGCCGGATCACCCAAAGCATTTGCCAGGGTTTCCGCCAACTTAAGCACCAACGCGTCACTTACTCCTTTTGAGCGAGTGATAACGTAGTGCACTGTTGCCGTCTGCGTATTTCCCGCAGTGTCCTGCTCAGACTCAGTAACCGACATAAGATGCCGGTTAGGTTTCGTCTTGGCTTTGTTGTCAAGCGTATGCTTGATAACCAACTCGGCCATTGCGCTGGACAGCGTTCCCGCGGTAGTCTTGCGGCGAACACTGTTCATCCCTTCACGGGAAACCAAGGTGTAGGCTTGTGCTGCTACACCGTCATTAAGGGTCAGGATATCGGTCAACATGTAGAACTCCTATATTCTCCGGCTAACGTGCCGGTCAGTGAACGGGGCAAAATTACCCGCGGTGGGACGATTATGGCGTTAATCCTTTAAGCCGTATTGCATACGGTTCGAGGATCGCTGCCAACCCACATGTGTGCGCGCCAAGCAAAGATCATCAACAAGGTTCCTGATGGTCGGATACTTGAAGCGCGGTACAGGCACCCCCGATAATGCAGGGGGTCGAGAGATGAATCTGTCGTAAGCTTGCCTTTCATACCAGGCAATCGGGTAGTCGGACCCGCAGTTTACACCGCGAGAATCGCAACCACCGGAGAAGTAACGGATGTTAGGCGTGTTTGTAAGACACCTAACATACGCAGTGTTGTAAGTGAAACTTTCCACAAACTCACCGCGCGTAATATCCGTCACAGCTGTACGACTGAGCATCTCCAGCGTTTTTCCGACCGTAATTACATGGTCGACAAGAAATGAGAACGGAGTAGCTTCCCAGATCTGCGCTGGAGACAGCGTTAGGCCATAGTACGCAAGCAGGGAACCCCCCAAGTCTTCAGCTCTTTGCTGGTACTTGCAGCGGAGTCCTGCATGGTAACGTCCCCGTCTTTCTCTGTAGTCAGTCGCGCGGCCGTAAGGGTACCTAGCCAATGAAGGCGTAAGGTCCTCGGCGTAGTGCAAACTGTTCCATTGCGCCCCTTGGCGATTAAAACGCGCCAGGCGTCCCGCGGATTGCTCCGCGAGCACAGAGAGAGCCGCTAAATCTGAAACCAGCGGTTTCACCCCGAAATCTGAGGTGAGCTGAAGTTCAGCAAGCGGTTTAGAGACATCGATCAGTGCGAGGTCGTGCCGGTACATAAGCTCTTCGAGCTTTTTCGCGGCACTCCGAATTTGCGAGGGTAACCTCGTCAATTCGCGACTTTCCAGGAGCATATTTACTCCTGAAAACCCAGACTTCGGATCGAAGGTGGGCTGCACTGCTCGCCATGCCTTGGTGGCCAGCTGGTATTTTTCATACTCAGTTAACCCCAAGAAGCCATACGGCGACGAGAAAGGGACGGGACATATGTCTCGGCAATGCGTGACGAAGTGCCAGTTTCCATACATGGAAACCCACTCGTCTGCCTCGATGTAATGATAGTCCGCGTTCCCCCATTTGTACGTTTCATGGAAGCAGGGGTTCTCTTTCCCCAATCCATGCTGCTCATCGACCATTTTTGACCAGTCCGAGTACTCTGCTAGAACACTGCAGGGCCCCGGTGGTGGTACTAGGTCTAGAGCGGGCACAAACGGTTGACCTTGAATACCATACGTGTCCTTAAGAGTCTGAGGAGTGGCGTTAAATGAACTGCCACCCCTAACCCACAGGCCATTACTGGTAAACCTGGTTCTCGTCCTCATGAAACACCTCCTTAGACATGTTGATTTTCGACGACCAACATGTCGCCAGAGAAAAAATCTTCGGTGCAGGTTAGATTGCCAAAACGATCAGGGTGGTATTTCAACGTTGACTCTGCAGAGACCGGAA